CTGCGCTGTATGACCTGTGTCTGGTGTCGGACCCGGAATTGACAGACAACGAAGGCAAGGGGCGCGGGCTCAGAATCGCGGAGCTGGTGATGAGGGTGGCGGCATGACAACCCGGCCACGAAGAAGCCCCCGGATCGCTCCGAGGGCTCTTGGTTTCAACCGTCAAGAAGTCCTTGACGGTTCACCTTCCCAGCACGGCCAGCCCGCACAAGAGCTGGGCGTGGTCAACGAGGGACAGGAAGGCCATGTCCACGGTCCGCAGCGCGCAGCGCGGGCTGGAGCGGATCGCGTCCATGAACTTGTGCCTGGAGACGATGGCCGATGGGTCGGAGTCGGCGCCGATGTGCGGCGTGACTGCAGTGCCCATGGCGTCGGTCAGCTCCCGGCCCTTGCGCTCCACCTCGGCCAGGGCCTTGGTGCAGGCATGGTTCGCGTCCATGACGGCGTGGTAATAGTCCGTGGCCATGGTCCTGATGTCCTGGCCGGCAGCGGGCAGGGCTTTGACTTCGCGGGCGGGAAGTGTCTTCAGGATCATGTCGATATGCTCCTGCACGAAGCTGATGGCGTCTGGAATCCAGTCCACGGGCAGCTCGGTCACGGATTGCAGGTTGAAGTTCGCGTTGACCATCGCCCAGCACTGCGCGTGAGCAATACCCGACTGCTGCGCCCACGTCTTGATGAGCCGGTCGAGAGGCTTGCGGTCGTGCGGCGTGGACTTGGTCAGGGTGGGATGAGCCGTGGGCAGGGCCTGGGCGCGAAGCTCGGCCTCCATGGAGTTGAAGGCTTCGATGTACTTCAGCTTCCATTCCAGCGCCTTCTTCCCGGTGAAGCCCATCACGATCAGTGTGAACCCGTCGCGGGTCATCAGGATGACGGGGGATGTGATCGGAGTGCCACCGCTAGGGTTTTCGCGTTCGACAACCGTCTCCGCAAAATTGCGGACACGGTAGTCATCTGGGATTTCGAGCGAACGGATGGAGCGCAGCAGGTCGGCGTGCCGTTTGTCGAAGTGATCGGCGATGTGCAGGGAAGAAGCCTTGGGAGTGCCGTCAACGAGAGAAAGAATGGGGGCAAGAGACGTGTTCATAAAAAAACCTCGCAAGTTTTTCTTATTGACCCCTGCAGAAATAGCAAAGGTCGGGAGCTAAGAACCGCTTGCGACGGCCAGGCCTATTTCCCTTTCGGGTATTTTATTAGCCTACTCCCGACCTTGATAGGTGGTATTATAGCTTGCAAATCTCAGACTTCAAGTCCTGAAATGCAAACAAAAAATGCCACACAACGGGGTGACTGTCCGCGCAAGAGGTGTTCTTAGGCACCGTGAGGCCAGCAGAATCAGAACGGAACGAAAATGTCAAGAGGGATACGAATCATGATGCTTGAACAGCTCGGGCGCGAACTGCGCGTGAAGGAGGAGTAGCCGGTGCTTCTGACCACCGCCGAAGTCGCGACCCTGCTCCGCACCACGCCCACGGCCGCCCGTGGCGTGCTTGAGCGGCTGCGCGTCAAGCCGGTCAGCCTTGGCTCTGGCCGGGGCTTGGGCCTGCGGTGGTACAGGCATGAGATAGACGAAGCCCTGGCCCTGAGCCGGGAGCCAAAAAAGACGCCACCGCGCAAGCGCCATGCAGATCCTTTCGCTGGAAAATCCGTGGCTCAGATCGTGGCAGAATTGACACCAGGCGGCCCGGAGCAGTAGCCCACGATCATGGCCGTCAAGCTGCTGCAGGGCCGCGCCCTTCCCTACCGCGTCTACTGGCGCAACCCCTTCACCGGGAAGGTCCAGACCAAACACGTCGCGACCCTGGCCGAGGCCAGGAGGCTCGACAGCCTGGTCAAGCATCAAATCCAGCATGACCCAGAGGCCTTGCGCCCAGAAGACCAGTCCGCTCCAGCCCTGACCGCGCCGACAGTGGCGAGCATCGTCTGGACACACCTGCGGACCAGGAAAATGAAGCCGGACAACTTGCGGGAGACGATTTACCACGCCCGGCCAGTACTGGACCACATCGGCGCCGTCCCAATCTCAGACCTGAAAAAATCCCACTTGCGCGACGTGGTGGCGCTCATGCGCGACGCCGGGCTGTCCTCATCGACGATCAACCGCCGCATGGCCATTATCAAGGCGGCGCTGAATTGGGCCGAGGTCGAAGAGATGATCGAGACGAACCCGGCCCGGCTGTTCTCGGTCCCGCGCGGCCAGGCCCTGCAGATCCCGCCCCCGACGCCTCGCGAGCTTGAAGCGATGCTGGCCGTAGCCATGCCGCACATTCAGCGAGTCATCATCCTTGGGCTGTCATTTGGCGTGCGCGTCGGGCCGTCAGAGCTGTTCGGGATTCAGTGGGCGCATGTGGACTTGTTCCGATGGTCCATGCGCGTCTGGTCGGCGGACAAAAATCAAAATCGCCAGTACAGGGATCTGAAGATCAGGGAATCGTTACGGCCGACGTTTTCCGCTTGGGCCGAACAAGACGCGGCCATGGGGGTGACCCATCTGATCCACTGGCGTGGCAAGCCAGTCAACGCGATCAAGCGATCCTGGAAAGAGACGCTTGACAAGGCCGGCATCACCCGCAGGATCAGGCCCTACGACCTGCGCCACGCCCACGCCACCGAGGCCCTGGCCCACGGCGCCGACGTGAAGGCCGTGGCCGAAAACATGGGGCACTCGGACACGACGATGATTTACAGACACTACCAGCATGTCCTGGTCCGCCAGCGCGAAGCAGCCCTTGAATCGGTGCCCGATCTGGTAATACAAACCGGTAATACAAACGGGCATATTTCACCCATTTTTTGTGATACCGCAGAGGAAAAAGTTCAATAATATCAACACCAAAACCCCTTGGCGCCGCGTTCGCAATGCGGAGGCCAGGGGTTCGATCCCCCTCATCTCCACCAGGAGAAACAAAGGGTTAGAGACAAAAATCTCTAACCCTTCTTTTTTGGTAATACTGAGCGGTAATACAGGAGGCCCTAGTCCATGCTTTCCGGAATCGCCGCCATGGCCGCTCTGTCCCCGGCCGCGTAGGCCGTGGCAAGCTCCTGCTCCATGGCCGCCTGCCACGCGAAGCACGCCTGGATGTGCCCCCGGTAAACCGGGATGAGCGCCGCGAAAAGCGCCGCGTCCATCGTGACCCACTGGCCTGTTGATGCCTTCCAGTGGGTGCTGAAGCCCGGATCAATCTGGAACTGCGTTGCGGCCTCCAGATACGCCAGGCGGGCCTTGTAATCGCTATCAAACCGCGCGCCATCGTGCATGAACCCGGCGTCAAGAGCCTGGTTTTTCCCCTCGTTGATGGCCTTCATCTTGGCCGCGAAGAACTCCTGAATCGGCGTGGACGCGAGTTCGGCTTGTCTTTTGGCATCCGCCTCGGACTGCTCCATGGCCCTCTTGGCTTCGACTATTTGGAGGTACTCGGGTTCGGGCAGGGCCGAGGACTCGGCCCCGCCGATGGGGTCGCCCTCGTGTGGACCGAAGGTCGGATGAAAATAGTAGGCCATGTGTTATCTCCTATGGAAGCGTTGCGACCAGAAGGCGAAAGTTCCGCACCCGTGCGGTCCTGCCGTTGACGGGCCGCGCCTGCAACTGCACAACGTCGCCTTTTGCAACTGTGATGTTTCGCGAACGTGTCGAATACGACGTCTGCGACCACGTCTCCTGCACAGTTGCATTGACGGCAAGCAGGAAATCAAGCCCCCCAAACCCGCTACCGCTTGTTTCCATTGACGCGGTCACTGTACCCGCGTGAGCGACTCGCATCGCCGCCATGTTGCCATCCAGTGCGTACCACATCGCAAGAGCCCCGTCGCTGGTGTTGTTCGCGAGCAGGGCTGGAAACGCGGCATTCGCTTCATACGCCTGGAAGCGCTCGGCGTCCCACCGCATGTAGATGGCGGATCCAACGGCCAGCGTTGGTTCGACGTAGGGGGCGGAGGACTTTGCGGCCGATATCCACCCGGCCCCGGTGCACACCAGGATCGCGGACAGGCCCGCGCCAATGGTTGTCGTCAGCAACCCATCCACCAACTCCGATCCGTTCGGGTCGATGGTGATGATTCCTGGCCCCGAGTTGCGGACCGCAAACGCAAACCCGACACCGGCTGTAGCCGCTGCGGGAAGCGTCAGCGTCCATGTGCCCGTTGCATCGATGAGTTTGCCACGATCCCCGGCGACTACGGTGTACGCGCCGGACCTGGCGTCGACACCAGCCCCGAGCAGGGCCTGGAGCGCCACTTGTGCCGCCGCCTGCGTCCCGGCGGTCCCGAGCAGGTCAGCCAGGAAGTCGCGCATGTTCGTCATCGCGGTCTTGAATTCGGCCTCGGTGATCCCGGAGCCCGTGAAAGCGGTCGATGCTGGCAAAGTCGGCATTCTGCCCTCCTAATATTTCCACATAAGTTTTGAACTGTCGGCGTCCCACATGAGGGTCGCGTCATTGGCTGACCACATATAGTCCGCGCTGCTTCCGTAGTTGATGACCACCCAGGGACCCCTGGCCCCACCCATCGCCGCTACCCGGACAATGGTTGCGCTCCCATAAATGGCCGTCGCGGCGCAGTTGGCGGCGGACGGTTCGTGCGTCCTGGTCCACGTCTGCCCGTCGCTGGATTGTTCCACCAGGTAAAAATCAGCCCAGGGCGAGGGCTCCCAGGAAAGAAGCATCCTGGACGGGTCCCCGACGACAGACCGCGCCACCAGGCCCCGGATGACCGGCGCGAGCTTGTAGCCCTCAAGCTGGCTGGTGGCCGGAGCTGGGGCGAACAGGCCCTGCTCCAGCGTGTGTACGTTGTCATCCTCGTTGACGGCCTCAATGTCGACCTGGTTCAGGGACCGGGGCCGAATCGACAGGACCCGTGCCCGGAGAAAGGTCGTCGCGCCCCACCCAAAGGAAATGTGGGTCCTCTCGCGCTCCATCCCGGTGTAGGGGACGATGGCGGGTATTTCGGCCAATACCACATGGTACGCAGACCCCCCCATCGTGCAGGAATACGGCCCGACAAGGCCCCCATCTGGCTTTCTCAGGGCGACGTAATGTGTTTCCCCGTCCATCCAAGTCAGTGGCTCGGAAAGGCGCGCGGTCATCGTTCCCGCGTCCCACTCGACAATTTCCCCGTGTTGACCGAAGGCGGGCATGTCGTGCTGTATGGCGATGAGGTCGCCAGGGGAGATGAGAAACCCTTCCATTTCTGTCGAAAAATTGACGAACACTCGCCTCCAGGCGTTTGTTCCCGCGTGGTAGATCCCTTCTCTGAACGCCTGCTGCCGATCCGTGATCCCGAAAAGGTCAAGCGTCGCTGGCTTTGTTTCAGGGGCACCAGGCACCTTTACTCTCACCGTGCGTTCCGCCCAAACGTCAGCATCAAAATATTTGATGTCGATGCAGTCTGCCGTGTCCTCGGACGGGAGCGCGAAGCGGATTGAGAAGGAGTCCCGAAGGATGTTCCGCTGCGAAAAAAGGGCCACGGGGATTGATTCGGCCTGGTCGCGAAAGACGCGGAGAATCCCAGCCTGGAGAAAGGGCCTGGCGCGACCGGCGACAAGAATCTTGGCGATTGCAGACCATGCGTCGGATGTCGAGTCGAAGCGGGCGTCGAAGGTGTCACCCCGCGCAGCCCAAGTCGCCTCAAGGGTCAAAAAGGCGGGCAGGTCAATCATCGCGTCGGGAAATCCGACTTGCTTTGCCGCGTGAACGGCGGCCCAGGCAATGGACCTGGTCGGCAAAAGTCCTGACCAGGCGGATCCGTTCCATGTCGCCAGCTTGCGGGTGGCGATGACGTTGATCTTGCGGGAAGACAGGCCCGTGAGCTGGCTGGACGCCCGCATTTTGATGGCCAGGTGCGTTGTGTCTCCGAATGTCCGCTGGTCTTTGATGTACCCGCGCAGGCCGCCCCAAACAATATTATGGCCGTATCGACTGCTGGTCTGTTCTGCGTTGGTGCGCACGACGCGAGCCTTGTAGCGGCCCGGGGCCACGGGGATTTTTTCCGAGTATCGTTGCGGCGTGGCCGTGGCCCCTGTGTAGGTCTTTGTAACGACCGTGGTCCAAGATCCAATCTCTGCGCCATGGTCATCGATCAGGCACAACTGACCCTGCACGGAGATAGATACAGAGGACAGGCTCCCATTGTCGTTTGCGTAGAACAAGCCACGTGGAGTGATAAAGTCGAATCCGACAAAGTTGACCGCTGTTCCGGAAGCGTTGACCGTGAACGCACTGGTCGGGACGTTGTGCGGCATTTCCTGGCCGCCAACTTCCACGGACGTGACAACGTTGGCCGGAAACAGAGTCACGGCCTGGTGCGGCCCAACTAGCTCATAGGTCACATCTTCAAACTCAGCAAGCGGGGTGTCTTCGATCCGGATGGCCTCGATACTGTATTCCCCGCGCCCGATACACAAAAAACAATAGAGAAACTGTTCGTTACCCTGGAACTCCTGGTATGGCTGCGCACCATAGTCCGGGTATGCAAGCATACGGCCGAAGTGCTCCGGGACGGGCAGCCCCAAGCGGGCAGTGTTGCCCTGCGCGGTCAACGTGTAGGTCGGAGACAAGGCCGTGGACCCAGCGCCGGCGGACGGGAGGGCCTGTGCCGGAATCAGGGCGTTGACGATGGCCGACCCGACCATCATGGTCACGCCTGCCCCTATGGCTCCCCAGGCGGATCCACCGAGCCCAAGAAGGGTCCCTCCGTTTGCGAACATTGCCGCCCCGCCGATCCAGGCGCCCACGCCTGCGGAGAGCGCCACCACGGCAAGCATGGCGATGATTCTGAGCGGGTTTGACCCGCCTCCCCCCTGGGGAAGGGCCTCAACGTCGATGAAGACCAGTATTTGCCCGCGCAAAACAATGAGATTCCCCCACTCCCTGCGGAGGACCGGCTTTCCGTCGAGCAGGGCCACATAGGGCCGATCCCATTTCGGGTCGAGGGTGGCGATGCTCTGCTCACCGATGACCTCCACGCGCCGCCGCTGCGGGCAAAGAACGTGGTCAATGAAAACGGCCGTGGCGTGCTGGTGGTCAACCATCCATTTTGCTCCTGTGCCGCAGGAACTGCTTGCGGCCAAATCCGGAGGCCTGCCACGCGGCGTTGCGGGTAAACACTACGGAGGCCCGCCGGACGCAATGCAAGACCCCAGGGCCGGTTGGGGTTTCGATCCAAACCCCGACGTGGCGGGGCCGGTGAACGATGACGAGATCCCCGTGCCTGGGCTCCTTGACCGGGAACCACCCCTGCGCCTCGGCCTGGGTTTCGATAAGGCCCACCAGACCCAGGGCATCGTCATAATCCGGGACCATGACCCGGGAAACCTCGACGCCGAAAACCTCCCGCTGGACGGCCCGGAAAAGGGCCGCGCAGTCATACGCGTCCGGACCTTCCGCCCACGCGGCCCAGGGCTTGCCTATATATTTCTCGATCTCCCTCATGCCACAACCAGTCCGGGCCAATGCTCGGCCGTGAATTCTTGGGTGGGGAACTTGCGGTTCATCAGGTTTGGAAAGCCGGCCGTGGCGGTGACGAAAAGCAGATCGGCGCTTGCGTCGAAAATGTCCATGTGCATCGGTGGGTCGTTCTCCGGCCCAATGTTCAATCCAGTGTCAAGAAACTCCCGGTATGTTGCCTTCAAAGGCGCCTGTGACTTGGACACCGCCAGTAGCGCAGCAGTGATCATCCGATCGATGTTCTCGATCTCGATCCGGAGGGTCGGGACGCCTTCCGGGGTCACGTCGGGTTTCACGAACCGGAAGAAATATCGGACGAAGGTGACGAGGCTGCCCGCCCCGACCGGCGCGGACGCCTCCAGCCTGGCATGAATGCTGTCGTTGCCCAGAACAAGGCGGATCGGGTCGGTCAAACTCGCGTGCCGCAGTTCCAACGTGTGGTAAATGACCCGGCCAGGAGCCGAAGCATAAGCCTCTCGGATGGCTTCGGACAGCGACACATCAGGCATCGCGGACCTCAAGGACGGCGGAAACCTTCCACCTCAGCGGCCCAATAACCCGAGCCGAGTATGTGCTCCCGAAACGGGCCTGGGTGGGCACGATTCCGCCGGTCCCATATGCGAGGTTTTGCCAGAACCAGGCCGCCCCGCCGTTGGCCCCGTTCGGGGACAAGAACCAATCCCGGAAGTCCTGAAAGCCCTGGTCGTCAAACGTCCACGTCACGTTGACCCTTTCAAGTGACGCGAAGCACCTGCGCCGGACGCGACCCGGGCCGGCCTCAAAGCTCTGGCGCAGGACCTGCTCGAAAGGATTGACCTCGTACCCATCCACAAGCGGGGCAGGAAGAGTCGAAACAGACGGGGTCGTAGCTCCAATGAGGATCGGCAGCAACATGGCGGCAGCTCCTAAGCGAAGGACATTGCCAGGCTGACCTGGTTCAGCGCGACGGCGGTTGTGTCGGCGTCGGCCGCAGCCCCGGTGATCGCGTAGGCGATTCCGGTTGCGAAGCTGACCCCGACGCTATTTCCGATGCCAAAATCAACGGACTGACCGGCAGGGATGCCGAAGACGAGAACGGGGACGTCGGTGCCCACCGTTGGTGCCGATGCCTTGTTGTAAAACTTCAGGAAGGCCGCGCCCGCTCCGGAGTTGAAGGCCCGTCCGCCGTACAGGGTCCCTGCAGTAGCCTTGAGGCTCGTTGCGTTGGTAGTGGCGGCCGAAATATGCTTGGCTGGAGTGGCCCCGCCCACGGCCTTGCCGGAAACGCCGACAATGCCGGTGCGGGCAGACCCCTGGGTGGACCGGCCGCAGGCAATCATCATCGTGCCGGAGGTGTAGGCGGTTGAGCGCACACGGATCTTCGCAAATCCGGCCACTCCGAACTCCCAGGCCAGGGCGGTGCTGGAAAGCGTACCGGAGGCCGTGGCGAATGTGGCCGCGTCCGTCTGGGCGCCCGCGATGGCGAACCAGTTCGTTTCGTCGATGGTGGCCTCAAAGGCGATGGCGACCGAGCTGTAAGTCCCGGTTGCGGCGATGACAGCGGTCACGGCATCGACTACGACGAACTCGACGGTCTGCCCGTTGCCGGTGATCTGCCCGGTCAGGACGGCCAGGGGGTTGACGTTGGCGATGGCCTGGATCTGCTCCGTGTCGGGTCCGTCCACACGCTGGAAGGTCATGACCTTGGCGTTGCCGAGGCTGCTCGGCAGTGTGATGTTGCTCATCTGAAAGCACCTCTTGAGCGGTTAAGTCCGAAAGTTTTTGTCATGGCTGCCGTTGTGGCCCCGCGCCCCTGGTTGATGTTCGTGGCGATCCGCGCGTCGATCTGGTCGAAAAAAATGTCGATCACGCTCGCCCCGTCCTCCTGCCTCTGGTCAGACTGGCCGCCCTTGCCCTGGGCCTCGATGATGTTCACGACGAGCTTGGTCGGGCCTCCCGTGGCGCGAACCCCGAGATTGCCGGAGGAGTCGCGCCCCAGGGGCATGATGGCCTCTGGACCGGCTTCCCCGAAAACTCCCCCCCGGGCGAAGGCGAATAGTTGCGGGGTATGATAGATTCCGTTCGAGTAGGCCGAGAGGCTCGGGCTATGATAGACGTTGCCCTTTGCGTTCAGACTGAAAAAGGACGAGAGCTCGCCCGCGTAGTTGAAGCCACCAGCGGCAGACCCAGCGGCGAAAGATGGCCCAGAAAACAGGCCCGAGATGAAGTCCCCGGCGGCAGACGCCAGTGGCCCGACGATCTGCTGTTGTGCAACGATACGGGCCATGTCCGCGATGACCGACTCCGCGAAGTCGGAGAACGAGGCCTTGCCGGTCATGGCGAAGTCAACAAGCGCGTCACCCATGTTCTGGAACGCTCCGGAGACAGTGTCTTCCATGGCCTTGGCCGAGTATGCGGACCATGTTGTCAGCTCCTCTATAGCGTCGCGCTCAACTGCGGCGGCGGACACTCTCGCGGCTGTGCCGTCCACAATGGCGGCAACGCGGCGAGTCTCGTAGTCGTCCCAATATTGCTCCAGTACATCAGCGGCTTTTTTGCCGTCGGCCAGCATTTGCTCGTAAGCCTTTTGCCTGGCCTTGGCTTCTCTTTCGGCCGCGTTAACACCTCCACCTCCGGCCGAAGGGGGTGTAGGGGGCTCAACGGGGGGCGCGATCATATCCCGCCTGACCTTGCCGCGCCAAGTGTGCAGGGGGCCACCCTGATCAACCATGCGCTGGCGATCAAGAAACGAGGCCTGCACGAACTGTTGGTAGTTGATTTTTCCCTTAGCCGCCATCGCCACGCCTTGAGCGAACGTCTCGGACACAGACCGCAGGTTTGCCCACTCCGCCAAAGTCCGGACGGCATCCGTGACCTTGTTGATGCCTGCCACGGCTGTTTCGGAATGGAACATGTTGTTCTTGAGGTCGGTCCACGCCTCGGACAGGCGATTGACGGCGGCCTGGGCGCTCTCCAGTCCGGCGGTTTCGGCTGCGGTCCCGTACATGCGGTGGAGTTCATCGGCCAGTTTCGGGAGGAGATCGGCGGCCAGCACCTCCCCTTGCTCCAGCATCTTGTTGAGCGCTTGGGTCGACACGCCCATGGCCCTGGCGGCGATCTGGAACGCGCCCGGGAGGCGTTCGCCCAGCTGGCCCCGCAGCTCCTCCGCCTGGACATTGCCCTTGCTGATCATCTGCTGGAGCGCGTTAAGGGCTCCACTGGTCTGCTCGGAGGAAAGCCCAAGGGCGGTTGATGCCTCCGCGACGGCAGAAAAGATTTTGCGGGTCTGCTCGCCTTCCAGGGCGGTCCCCCTGGCAGCTGCGGCGATCTGCTTGAACTGCGGGGCCAGGTCGTAAAAGGATTGGCCAAGACGGTCGGCTTCGACGCGGAGGAAGTCGAGTTCGGCGGCGGCACCTGCGGTCCCGAAGATTGCGGCGAATGAACGGTTGAGGCTGTCGAGCGCAATCCCTGCGTCAAGAATGGACTTCGCGAAGGCGGCGACGGAAACGCCTGCGAGGATTGGCCCAAGACGTGCGGCCGCTCCTCCCAGCGCACCCATGGACGCGGCCGCGTTGCTGCCACTCCTCTCCAGCTGGTTGAGCCCTCCGCTGGCCTTCATGGCCCCGGAGTCGATCTGGCGCAGGTTAGCCTCGACGACCCCGATCTTGGCCTTGATGTCCGAGATGTCGCCCGTGATCCTGATCGCGAGGGTGTTGCTCATGCTCGTTCGCCTTGCCTTTCAGTTGATGTGCCATGCCGGGGCCGTTGTCGCCGGGGCCTTGCTCTGCCAATACACCGGGGCCTGGATTTTCCCGGCCCTTTTCGCGGCCGTGTTCCTGACTGCCTGGAACGGCATCATTTAGCCCGAGCCCGATACACCCTGAGCGCCTCCGCCTCCATCGCCCGGCAGTCCATGAACGCCTGCTTGCGATCGTCCACGCCCAGCATGTCCATCACGCTGGCCAGGGCCGGATAATCCAGGCCCATGACCACTCCGTTCATGCCGTCCACCCTCCACTGGGTGTTCATGGCCAGAAACACTTCCAGGCTCAGGGCGCATTCCGGCCACACCTCGTAGGGCTCCGGGTCCGGGACCTCCAGGACGATGCCCAGGGTTCTGGCGTTGGCCCGGGCCTCGACCATGTCGCCAGGGCCTTCCAGCAGGTGCCGGACGGCCCCGGTCAGTTTTTTCTGCGGCCTTCTGGCGTGTGAGCTTCCATGAAAGCCCGGGTCAGGGCCGGCAAGACCGGCCAGACCGAAAGCAGGCGCTCCAGGTTCTCGGCCGAAAACGGCAGAGCTGACCCGGCTTCATCCTCGACGCCGCGCCAGCCGAGCAGGTGCTGGCGCATGAGATCCAAATCCTTTGTAGCAGCGCCAATGGCGGTGATTCCGTCCATGGTCAAGCGCCGAAAGCGGGCCTCGAATTCGTGTTTCTGGGGCTGCCCGCCATCGTCTAGGATCTCGACCTGGACCGGGTACCAGAACGCCTCGGATTGACCAATGCTAAGGGGCATGCGATCTCCTATTTGACGATGATGAGCAGTTCGTCGTTGCCGCTGACGGGGATGAAGCGCACGTCCACGGACACGCCCAGACGCCCCTGAGACTCCTCGTATTGCGGTCGCCCGAACTGCGCCGCCGGCGCGTAGAGCTGCACGATCTGACCCGCTCCAGCGCCGTGTTTGATGCCCAGTGCCCTGGTGGTCACGGTCTTGGCGTCGTTGAACATGGTCGCCTCAGTGGCGGCCGACAGCAGCAGCTTCAGGTTGCCCCTGGTTTCGCGGTTCGTGATGTCAACCACGGAGGAACCCAGCATGGGCACGAACTCGACGGCCTGGCCCAGCTCGACCTGTGCGCTGATGGACGGCAGGGCCGTGCCGCCGGTAACGGCTCCGGCCGCATAGGCGCAATCGATGAGGATGTCCCCCGTGTTGGCGGCGGCCACGGGCAAGGGCGCCCGCCAGGCCGTCATGGACACGCCCGTTGGCTGGGCCAAGGCTGCCGGGTCGAGGTGGACCACGCCGGACAACGAAAAACTGATGCTTGGCTTGGACCCGGGCGCGATGTTCAGGGTGGCCGTGCCGCGCACCCCTTTGAGGCGGTGCGTGACGCCGTCGGCCGCGTACAGGATGCTGAGCGACTCCAGGCCGGTCGAAACCGGGTTGTAGACCACGTGCGCGCCGGCGGACACGGTCTCGGCCATGGCGCAGGCCCGCAACAACCTACCCCAGGCGGGGGCCGTGCCGGCGGTGCCGGAACCGGCCATTTCCACCGTGAATTCGATGTTCACAGGGCTGTCGCCGATGAGCTGTTCCGACGCGCCGAAATACGGGCGCAGCAAATCGCGTTCGACGATCCTGTCGTCATACCTGATGGACGCGTCGCTGATCAGCAGGGCGTCCGTGGCCGGCGCTGGGGCCAGATAGGTGCCGGGAGTTGTCTCGACCTTGGCCAGAATGACCAAGTTCCGGTAATATCTACTCATTGTCCGCCTCCTTGGGCTCCGTCACGGTTTCAGCCAGCGCGGGCCCTACAGGCTGTTCCGCCCTGGACAGCTCGCCATTCTCGGTCAAGATGTAGCTGCCGCCAGACTGGGGTAGCTGGTCGGTCATCTCTTTTTCCTCCCGCGCGGTTTTCGCGTCTCGGCCGAATCGGATTCGGCTTGTTCTGCGACTTGCTCTCGATCAAGATCAGGCCCGGCCATGGCGTCAGCAACAGGGGCGGCCGAAGCCGCCGCCTGTTTTTCTTGTTCGCGCCGTATGCGGTTAAACGCCGCCAATCCCATTATACACCTCACGCCAGCTTGTGCCGGAAGGCCACGACGCGGATCTGTTTCGGATCGTAGACGCGGGTCCAGTTCGTGCCCGTGGCCAGTTCGGCGCGGGTCGGATGTCCGGACGCGACGTCACCGGTGGACACAACGGCAGAGCCGACCCACTTCACGCCACGCGGATGCAGCACAAAGTGTCTCCGGTTGATGAGGATGTCCTCACCGGCCAGGCTGTCGCGGTCGGTTTCCGTCGACACCCTGGGCGAGCCCTCGGCATACCCGAACGCGCCGGGTCCAAAGAGATAGGTCGTGTACACTGCGCCGGAGACGGGCAGGCCATCATCCACAATGATGCGCTTGCCCTGGTACGTGGCGAAGGCCGCGCCATCCGCGCCCTTGGCCGTATCCAGCAGGTCGTCCTTGTAGAGCTTCTGAAGGGTGGCGCTGTGCATGGCCACGGAGGTCAACCCGCCGGACGCGTCGCCCAGCTTGAACATGGCATCGGCGAAGGAGTTCTTGTCGATCACGGCCAGCGCCCCAGCCAGTCCGGAGATGTTGTGAACGTTGCCGCTCATGCTGGCGGCCGCAAATACGCCTTCTAGGGTTTTGAGCAGGCGCTTCTGCATAACCCTGGCCCACCAGGTCGCCACCAGGTCGCCAATGGCGGCCATAGGGTCAGCGCCGGCCAGGGCTCCGGCCAGGTCATTGGCGCCCCACGCCTTGCCAATGGCCTGCAACACGGCAACATCCTGCGTGGCCGTGATGGCGGACACGGTCAGAGCCTTCAATGCAGACAGCTCTTCTTCGTCTCCAGTCAGGTCGTTCCAAAACGGCATGTTGATCGTCTCGCCACCGGAACGGGAGCCAATCTCCACGCGACCGTCATTGACAACGATCCCGGCCGCCCACAGGGCGGAAAGTTCCGCGCTGCGGTTGATCAAATAGGGGTTGAAGACTTCCGGTACAATGACGTCGGAAATTTTAGTGCTAGGCATGACATACCTCTTTTATCGCGCGGCAGATTCGCTCATCTGCTTGGCGAGTTGTGGGTTTTCGCGCAGCATCCGGCCCTGTTCGGTCAAGTTGAACGTGTCCTTGCTCCACGGATTGCGCTGGCCAGAGCCTCCCGCCCCAAGCCGCACGCCAGCGCCTCCCGCGCCGGCAGACTTAAGCAGCGTCGGCTTGGCCTTGGCCAGCCCCGCTACTCCATCCTTGACCGAGACCAGCGTTTCTCCGTCCCGGTACAAAAGATCGCCCCCCTCCCACTCCAAGCGGGCGGAAACGAACGACTCCACCACGTCACGGTCAATAAACTCGTGTGCCGAAAGGGCCTCGGCCAGCATCGCCTTTTGCAGGGCAGAGCGGTGCATGCCGGCGATGTCGTCACGCTCCTTGAACGCGTCCACCACCTGCTTTTCCATGCGCTTGAGCTTGGCCTCCAGTTGCTTGACGGCATCGGCCTGACCCTTGGCGTCGGGTATCCCTTCCAGGTCGTCCAGGGACGCGAGCCCCAGCTTGTCCAAAAGGTTGGACTGCGCGGACTCAAGTTCTACAACGCGGGCCTTCAACGACTTGCGCCCGTCAATGCTTTCCTTTTTCGCTGCGTCACGCTGCGAAACAAGGCCGTTGATGTGGGCTTCAAGTTCTGAGAACGTCTCGTCCCCAAGTTTTTCCTTGAGCGTGGAAATATTCATGCTGCCTCCGTGATGTGATGAATCGCTTTGCACACGATTGGCGATGTGCCCGGGCAATCATATCCCGAACTAGTTCGGGATATGCTGACGCGCGGACACAGGCCACGACATTGGCATGATAGACCGCAAACGACTTGCCCTTGTTCGGGACGCCCTTGAAGGCATCAATGGATTTCGACCCATGGTGACGCTGGGCGCAGACGGAAAGCCGCTGAAGACAATCGGCCCCACGCACCTCGTTCCGTTCCCGCGCGAAAGCCAAGAGAAGTTCGCGGGCAGAAACCATGTCGCATGGCACACGACGGACCTCATGGATGCCTGCGAGCGCTTCGCGGGCTACCTCGCGACAAAGACGCCGGAGCGCGGCGGCCTTGAACACGAGCTGCTCAAGACCATGGCTGACGACCTGGACGGCATGGGGAATAATCAAGATGTATTTTGGTCTGCCTTCACGGTGCAGGCCAAGGCGCGAGGCACCATGTTTCTGCTGGTGGACATGGACCCACTGGAGGTCGGCACCATGGCTGATCAAATCGCACGACGGATGGTCCCGAGCTGCACCATGATCTCGCCAGAGGATGTCGACGACTTCCAAGTGGGGCCAGACGGCAAGATTGATTGGATTGAGTTTGACAGGTCCATGCGCCTCGACGGGAAATACACCCGCGTCACCTGGCGTTTCGACCGCTCCGGATGGTCCGCCAGAAAGGGCGAGGATATTCTTGTCAGCGGCGAGCACCCGTGCGGCGAATGCCCTGTGCTCATTTTCACGGAATCAGGGCGGTTTCCCTGCTATGGGCAGTTCTCGCAGCTCGCGGACCTGTCCCACAGGCTCTTCAACGCGCGTTCCGAGCTGGACGAAATCCTCCGCAGCCAGACCTATTCCATTTTGGCCTACCCACGCCCTGACAACCAGGCCGTGGACATTGATCAGATCGTCGCCACCGTGGGCACGTCGAACATGCTCGAATACTACGGGTCGAACGCCCCGGAATACGTGGCCCCGCCCAACGGCCCGGCCGATACGTATTTCAGACTCATAGAATATCTGGAAGCCAAGATCAAAACAGTGAGCCTCAACGTCGAGAGCCCGGACCAACTGGAAAGCGGCCTCGCCTTGCAGATGCGGTTCCAGGCCCTAAACGCGGCTCTGTCCAAGTGGGCGGGGCGCATGGAGGATCTGGAGCTGCGCATGTGGACACTGGCCGTGCGATGGCTGGGCATGACCGACGCCATGATTCCGGAAATCAGATGGCATCGCAACTATATGCTCGCCGACGTGGGCGCGGAAATTTCCATCTTGCAGCAGATGCAGGCGGGCGGGATGCCCCGGAAGGCGACCGCCGCGCAGATGAAGCGGATCACCTCCATCCAGTTCGGCGGCCTGGACCAGAACCGGCTGGACGAGATCACGGCGGAAATCGACGAGATAGAGGCCGAGTGATGGATGATAAGACACCTGGAATTGCCGCGCTGTTCTTATTAGCTGTCGCGGAACTTGTGTATTGTTTCTACGCGGACGCCACGCCGATGCACACCGGAACCATTGTCGGCGCGATCGCTGGGTTTGTAACAGGATCTGTAATTCAGAATAGATAAGGAGATCTATCATGCCTTTTTTACACGACAGAGTTTACGACAATGGTCTGACTGTCCTCGATACCGAGGCCAATGCGTTGCACATTTGCAACTTGGAACCTTCAACTTTTGCCTCGGCCACGACGACAAACAGCCTGGGTAACAAAGCCTTGGCCGCTGGCGGGATTGGTGCTCCTGGGGCCGGCACTCCGAATGGCCGACAGGTGACGGTAGCGGCTATCACTGACGGGTCTGTAACGGGGACGGGGACGGCATCACATTGGGCGATTGTGGACACGGCCAACTCTCGGCTACTGGCCACAAACGCGCTGTCCGCGACGCAGGCCGTGACGTCTGGTAACGTGTTCACCTTGGGTTCGTTCACGATTCGTATCCCGGCTCCGGCGTAAGTCATGGGCTGTGCGACAGCGGAGCCAATCGTATGGGTGCTGCGATTTGGGCCGCAGCATCGTCAATGGGGCGACCCCTGGTCGTTTACCGTTACGTGTACCGCCTGTGGCGAGACAGCTTATTTGCATGCGGGCCAGGGGGCGATTCCTCCCAGTGCAATGCGTGCCCTGGCAGAGGTGCTGCGCGGCCTGGGATTCAAGCAGGCTGCGTGGCATCGCAGAAAAAGTGGACAGGCCGTGACGGTCTGCCGCGACCTGTAATAATTGGAGGAAGCATGGCAATCACGACTCGCGATCAGCTCATCAACGCAATGGGCAACAACTATTCGCAGGTTTTTGTTGACAAAGCTACAATCTCGTCCCAGGCGGCGGCGACGCACGTTTCCCTGTGGCGTGCTACTGGTCAGCCAGGGCAGGGGGCCATCCCTGCTGCCGCCGCGCGGTGCACGCATGCACTGACCGGGGCTATCGGGTTTACACAACAGACGCTCCCGGCGACGTCGTATCTGGGGCATCTTGAGGGGATGTGTGGTAACGCCGGGACCACACTGGAAGTGCATGATCGCATCATGCATATGGGCGGACTCAATGGAACGCTAACGACAGCACAAACCGTTGCCATTGACTTGTCTGCAAACCTCGGGAGCGATAATGTTGCCGCGCGCATCGGGGCAAGCAACTATTCGAACGTGGCGTGGTGGCTGGAGTGGTACTCGGCCACGGGCGGAACTGCCGTCACGGCCACTATTAACGTGACGTACAACGATGCGACAACAGGCGACCTTTCTGCTGTATCGCTTGCGGCTACCCGGCCAGCGTCCTTTATGCAGTTGCTCAATGCCTTTACCCCGGCGGCGGCTTCGGGAAAGTTTATCCGCCACGTTAACACCGTAACCTTGTCCGCAACGACCGGCACTGCCGGATCGTTTGGCGTGACTGCGACCCGGCAACTCGCTGTCATGTACAAACCGCTAGCCAACGTCCGATTTGTTTCTGACTGGGCGAGTGTGGGCTTGGCCGAAGTGCCAAATTCGGCCTGTCTGATGCTCATCCAGATTGCTGGCACTACGTCTACTGGTATTGTCCGGGCATCGGGCAAGATCCTGCACGGGTGATGTAGGTGTCGACCCGATTTTCACAGCACGACCTGCCCAGCAGCTTACTTGGGCGGCTGTCTGGCGCGTCCTTGGTCTGGGATCGCCCTGCCGGGCCGTTGCTGTGGATTGAGTTTGCACCATTTTCTAATCACACGCTGACGGCTCAGTCGCTGGAGGCTGGTGTTCCGGCCATCGGGACTCCAGCCATCGGTCAGACCCATACTTTGACGGCTCAGTCGCTGGAGGCTGGTGTTCCGTCTCTTGGGGGCCCGGCCCTGGAACAGGCTTCCGCATTGACAGGCGTGAGTCTGGAGACAGGTTCTGTTGTTCTTGGTGTGCCGGTATTTCAAAATACCGGCATACCTATAACGCAGACGGAGCTGATCAGCTCCGGCGGGTATGTCAATCTGGGGCAGCCTGCTGTAATTAACAACTTAGTCGCTCGTACGTATATGTACTATGGGCGACCAACGTCTGTACAAAACCCTGGACAGATTTGCATTAAGGCGGATGCGACGTCTTCTGGCGGGCCTCGTTTTCAGATTTCTTCATCGAACAATAACGCACAAATTATAACGCCGACCAACGCCAGCATTCTAAGTCCTTCGTTTCGCAGTGCAACAAACAGCCTAACGTTCAGTACGTGGGTCAACTTCGCCGCGTCGTGGGACGGCGTCACTGCCATCAATACAACAGGAAAAATATACAAAGATGGCGTGTTGGAAACGGCCCCAGAAGTTTCTGCTGGTTCGTCTCCATACCACACCGGCGCTGGACATGACTTCTGGTTGTTTAATCGGGTTGGCCAGGACCGTACTACGCTCGGGAGTCATGCATATGTTGTAGTTTGGAATCGTGTACTGTCCGACGCCGAAGTAGCTGCTGCTGTAGCTAATGGTCCGCTGAGCATTTCTAGTGGACTTGTTTTATGTTGGGCCAATGGACAGGACTATGGTCCGAACAACATAACTCCGGTTGCCCGGAGCACGTTTGCGGCGGGCTTACTTCCGCCGCGAACGGGGCTTGGCGTTTACTCGCCAGCAAGTCATACGTTGTCTGCCCAGCCACTGGTAGCTGGCAATCCGGTCCTGGGTGCCCCTGCCTTGAACCAAGCATCGTCCTTGGTCGCCCAGTCGCTGGAGGCTGGTGTTCCGGCCCTCGGGACTCCGGCCCTCGGTCAGGTCCATGCGCTGACGGCCCAGTCGCTGGAGACCGGTGTTCCGACTCTCGGGACTCCGGCTCTTGGCGTTACGCACTCACTTGTCTTAATTGTGGCGGGCGACTCTCATAACGCGCACCCCACAAATTCGACAATTACAAATCCTGAAGCAGCAAGTCCTGTCGTTAATGTTGCGGTTCGGGTGATTTATGCTGGGTGGCGGCAGTTTCTTTTCCAGATAACTGGAGCATCTGGCAAGCGTCCTCTGTTCAGGATCATCAACCCCAGTGACCACGTCAATGGTGTATTCCGCACTTCTTGGCGGCCTTGGTACAGCTATGATGGACTGACCTGGGTGCAGTTTGATGCTGCGCCTATCGACAACACGACAACATGGGATTTCCAGTTGTCCACGGCTTTTACTGGCGATGCTGTCTTTGTTGCATATCAACCGGCATGGCCGTTGTCTCGCACGCCATGGCTAATTGGCCAGCTACAAGCTCTTGGCGCAAGCCGCGTGCATCAGTTGCCGTCGGCTCCGAATTTTGAATATCCGACGTTGATTTCAAATCAAATTGATGAGCTTGGGCAGACTGTCCCTGGTCAGAAGATGTACGCTTTCGGCCTTTGGGACGACACCCTGCAGCCTCTTGACGGCTTGGCGAAACGTCTTGCTGTTATCATTGGCGGTTGTCACGCTGGCGAGCATGTCGGTTCTTGGGCAATGGAGGGCTTCCTGCGCTTTTTGCTCGGGGGGTCGGCCCAAGCAACAACGTTGCTACGAAACTTCCGCTTCCTGGTTTACCCCTGCGTCAACCCGATGGGCCGGATCATGGGCCACTATCGGGGACAACGCCAGGCAGGCAATTTTACACTTGACCCAAACCGAGACTGGCCTGAGGACAATTCCGCTTCTATTTTTCAGTCTACGCAATTTTTCCGGGCCATGTTGGCCACGGACATGGATGGTCGGGACGCTGCTGTTTGCCTAGACTTCCATGCGACGTGGGGAACAGCCACTGCGTTCTATTATGCTAACAACGCTGACCCAAACGCATTGTATCTAGCCGAATGGGACAGCCGGGTTAAGACCTATTCGTCTTTTGCCGTACAGTACACGACAACCGCAACGATGCTGGTATCTGGCATTTCAAGAGTCTACGGGCCTCATCACTGTTACATACCAGAATCTTATGAGTCTAGCGCCTTTCCTGGCGGCATTTCCGATGTTCTTGGCGTTGGGGTTGTTTTTGCAAGGGCGCTGGCGGACACGCCGCTTACAGAACTTCGGTTGCCCTTGGAGGAGCATTCCTTATCTGCCGCGCCGCTGACAGCTGGCGCTCCAGTTCTTGGGGCTCCGGCCCTGGGTCAGACTCATGCCCTGACGGCTCAGTCATTGGTGGCTGGTGCTCCGGTTCTCGAGACTCCGGCCCTGGGCCAGATTCACGCTTTGGCGGCTCAGTCATTGACGGCTGGTGCTCCGGTTCTCGGGACTCCGGCCCTGGGCCAGGTTCATGCGTTAACGGCCCAGCCACTGGTGGCGGGCGCTCCGGTCCTCGGGACTCCAGCCCTAGGGATGTTGCCGCCCATCAACCCCGATGACATTCGGGGATTCGTGGTCGCCAAGCCACGCCGCGTCCTGTATAGTGGAGACCTCCGCGTGACCTCTTCCATTGCACCCAACCGCAAAAGGACCGTGATCCATGCTTGACCCCAAGACCCCGCGCGAAGCCTACCCAGTTGAGTTCGACTTTTCCCGCCTCTTGACCTCCATCACGGCGGCGTCCGTGTCGGCTCACCTCCTGGCCGGAACAGATGCCGCCCCCTCCTCGATTTTGTCCGGGACGGCCCAGATCTATGGCTCGAAGGTCTTCCAAGCCCTGACCGGCGGCATGGATGGGGCCAAGTACGGCTTGCTTTGCCAAGCCTCGGACGGGGTACGGGTCTTTGAGCTTGCGGCCTCCATCGAAGTCAGGGAGCCCATGCCGTGATCACCGTCACCGTCCATGGCGTCGAGCAGGTCGCGCAGCGCCTACAGGATGTTCCAAAAAATCTCGCCCACGGCGTGATCCTGGAAATGTCCCAGGTTGTCTTCGACCACATGCAGGCCGGTGCGGATCGACACACCAAGACAGGCGCCCTGTTCCAGAGCGTCTACAACCGGGCCATCCCCGGTGGGCGCGAGGTCGGACACGACCAGGATCGCGCCCCGCATGCTCTGTTCGTGGTCTGGGGGGCCAAGCCGCACAAAATCAAACCACTGAACAAAAAATCCTTACGCTGGTCTGGCCCGGGCGGGTTCATCTTCGCCCGGTTCGCCAACCACCCAGGATACAAGGGCGACAACTACATGCAGCGGGCGGCTGACGAGGCCATCCGTCGCATGCCGGAAATTGTCGCCAGACACACAAAAAAGGAGACCGTCTGATGCCGACCACAAACACCTATCATGACGCTTACCTTGTCAAACACTGCACACAAGTGCGCGAGGAGCGAGCCTATGACGACGTGGACGCCCTGGGGACATTCTCCGCGCAATGGCGCGACAAGCTGGCCGTATTGCGCTGCTTCGTCATTGTTTGCCTGGAGTGCCAGTCGGAGCCGGATGACCTCTACGGCGCAAAGCTCAAGCACTACCGCACGGAGTTCGAAACACTGTTGACACAGGCCAGGGCCGCCACGCCGGACGCCAATGGCAACCCGCGCCCTTTCCTGTCCAGACCCATTGCGAGGGGTTAAATGTCAAAGATCATGACCAGGCTGGAAGAACTGCGTGACGTCCTGGCCGCAATTCCCAGCGTGTCCACCTGCAAGGTCGGGCTAGAGCACGGCATCTCTCCGGGCGACTACCCGCTGATCCGCATCGTGCCGAGCGTGGTTACAGACGGCCCGACAATCTCCAGGAAACAATGCGACGTCTGGATTTATTTCGGAGCCGAGGCCAAGGAGGTGGACGCAGAAGCCGACGCGGACGGCCGGGTAGGCCTTGAAAAGGTCTACGCGGCTTTGTTCGATCTGGAAGGCCTGATTCGCGACGCCGTCCACGCCAATGGCGGGATCTGCCGCGACACGGTGACGGACGAAGACCGCCTGAGCGCGTATAAGCTCATGGCGATCAAGGCCGTGGTGGAAGGCTGATATTTCCCAAGCCGGGTATTGCAGATTTTTATGCGGTGTTGCGGTGGAGGCTAGGCGGTTTTGCGGAGAGGCTCGGAGAGCAGCGCGATTTCGTGCGGCTCGCAGCTCACGGCAATCCAATCATTGCCTTCATCAAGCATAAACTCGACCTCGTATCCAGCAGGCCGAGAATAGACATCAATGATTGTCCCTTTTGCACCCTTCTTTACTCGGCCTTCATCCAGGTCGCTCAGTGCGATAACTATGTCATGTTCTTTCATTTCTTTTCCCACGCAAAAACGCTGTTACTAGTCGCGGTCTGTCAGATCCATGGTCATATTGCCACGTTGTGCTAATATTTTCAACATGAGCATTTCTCCCAGTGATGGCAAGTTCAACATCAAATTTCTTGCCCCACTTCGTTTCTCGCTCGCGCGCGACTATCCCCCTGGGCAGAGCGTCTACCAGGGCGCTCGCAAGATAGGCAACATCTGCGTCGCTGTCCGTCAGCCCAAACGCAGCGGACAAGACACGGGCCTTATGCCGGCCTTCTTCATTCTCAAAACTTAAAACATAACCACGAATCTTGCTTGTCGGCGGAATTGGGTTGTCCACATTCGGCATCACATCCCTGGCTAGTTTCTGGTCGCTCATCGCCACCACTCCTAGCCCAGGAGCGCCATCCCTGGCAACGTCCCCTACCAGACGCACCCGGTACATGGGATCGGAGTTCGAGTTCCAAACGGCCAGCGGATCGGCTCCGTTCAAAACGGCGTCCCGCCGCGCCTTGCTGCCCATGACGCGGGCCGCCTCGTCCTTGCCGACGGACCGCAGGTAGGCCCGTTCAGATCCAGGACGCAGGCGGGACTTGGCGTCCGCCGAAATGTCCAGCCTGGGGCTCACGACACATCGGCAATGCGGGTGACAAGGGGCCTTTGGCGCCTTGGCCTTTGGGTACACGCCCGGCCCAAGCCCGTACTTGTCCTGCTTCGCCCATAGGTCGCAGATGTCCATGCGTGGATGCGTGACGCTCAAGCGATACTGCACCCAGACGATGTCAGGATCGTTCATCAGCTCCGTGGCCTGGCGGTCGGCGTAGGCCCGGTGCAGCTCGGTCTGAGCAATACGGTTCGCGAAATAGCGCATGCGCTCGTGGAAGGCCACCCGCATGCGTTTGCGTAGCAGTTCCTGGCCGGCTCCGGCCTGAATTCCGCCCAGAAATTCCAGATATGCGGCCTTGAGGGCCGGGGTTTTGAGCTTCGAGGCCTGGACATTGGCGAAATGCCGGGCCAGCTCGCCTGTGATGCCCGGATCGGTCAGCAGCTCCTGCCGCAGATACTTGGGCAGCCGGGCGTTGCTGCGAGTGACGCGCAGCGGTTCGCGGTCCCTGAACCCGTATCCCTCGTACAACTCCAATGTCAGCTTGCGTGCGTCCTGCCAGCCCTTGATGTGCCGGTTGACGATCCCGGTCACAACCTGGCCCGTCTCGCGTGACTGCCGGTAGAGGCGGGCAGACAGGGCCACGCCGGAAATCGTCATGGCCAGCACCGAGGACGAGCCCACGGAGCGCCCCAGAATGCCCGTGAATGCCGTGGCTAGCGTCTCGGCATACTGGCCCTGGAACGTGGCCAGCACGGCAGCCACGGCGTCACGCGGGGCCTCTCCCTCACTCATGAGCCGGAGCAACTCCGCATAGGCCGCATCCAGCTCCTGGGCGATGCCCAGGGCCACGGCGTCGAGCAGCGCCCGCTCTTGTGCCGGCGTTATCATAGGCCCGGTATCCTGTGCGTCATGCGCGCGGGGATAATCTTGTCGAGCGAATTGAAGGCATGGGCCGCCGCGTCCACGCCGTCGTCGTGCTGGCCCTCTGGAAACGACAGCAACTCGTCCCGGAACCAGGCCGGGACCCTGGCCGGGTCATGGCGCACCTGGCGTTGCTCGTAGCGGGTCAGCAGCGGCATGAAGCGGGTCAGCTTGTCCTTGTCCGGCTTGATGCCGCGCACGGGGAGCCGCGTTGTCCTGATCAGCTCCTGAATCACGGCGGCCTGATACTGGGCTTGTTCAATGGCGATGAGGCGCGGATTGTGGCGCGCGGCCGCGTCCTTGATCCTGGACAACACGTCATGGAAGGCGCAGCGGTGGCGTTCAGCCTCCAGAACGTGAACAATGCCCGATTGCGGATCACGGCACAGGGCCACGATGGCCGTAAAGTCCGCGCTCTGCTTCTCGGATATGGCCAGATCCACGCCAAGGACCACGGGCAGCCCCGTCGGCGCCGTTCCGGTCTGGACCATGTCCGGCTTGACCAGGCCGGCGCCAAAGGTCACGAACTCGGCCAGGTATTCCTGACGGAAGACCAGTTCCGGCAACTCGGCCCGGTACCGCTCCACTTCGTCGGCGCTGATGTGCGGGTTGACCGTGGTCGGCATGTGCCAGGACTGCCAGTCCGGCTCGCCTTGCACGCCGCGCTGATAGAGTTCGTGGAAAAAATTAAGGCCCTTGGGCGTGGAAATGAACCAGGCGTGCCCCTTGAGGTCGGTCAGTGTCGGCGAAATGGCCCGCTCCCAAGCCTCCCGCAGATATCGGGCATGGGCCGCCTCATCGATGACAAGCCGGGCGTATTTGCGGCCACGGCCAGCGTCAGGGTCTTCCAGGGTCCAAAAGTCGACCTTGCCCCCGGTGATGAGTTCGATTCGCATTTCCGCCTTGTTGGCCTTGCGCGTCACTGGCTTCAAGGCGCGCTCCATGTCGGTCCACACGTCCAGCAAGAGCTTGTAGGTGGGGGCGAAGAAGGCCACCGGAGCGCCGTCAAGCGCTCCGCCAGGCAAGAGCGACAACCATTCCACCGACAGCATCGTTTTACCGAACCGGCGACCAGCCGACACCACGCGAAAGCGACTGGACCCGTTCAAGATGGCTTGCTGCCCAGGGTGCAAGGCGAACGGCGGAACGACGATTTTCATTTGGACCCATAGCCGCGATCAATGACCACGACACTTTCCGGGGCATCGTCTAGCCCATGCGCTGCCCGCTCTGCCTTCTGGCGGATAGCCAGCATCTCTGCGCAAATTTTGGCGGACTTGCCCAGGTCGAAATCATTGGCCACGCCGTGGACCGTGAACCTGTTGTGGTGTTCCTCCCAGTCCCGCCGGTGACGAACGATGATGGCCGCGCCCTTTTCTGCTTCGGCAGTGATGGCCTCGGCCTTCTTTTTCGGGTCGCAGGGTGCGACCAAGCCCGCGACCTTCTCTGCGACTTTGCGCCGCACGGTCTGACCGACATCCAGCCCGTCGCCCCAGCCTTCAGATTCGATCCGCTTTTGGATGGCCTTACGCGACACTCCGAACTTTTCCGCCAGAGCGGAGATAGTTGCCCCCGTCTCTCGTTCGGCGCGGACGGTCCCCCATGTGTCAGATGTCAATCGCGGCATTATCGCTCCATTATTTCGCGATAGGCGTCGGCATCCCGGCAGTTGTTCCAGGCCCCCCAGGCTCCGACGCGGACGCCTGCCCACATGGCCCACCGCTGCCACCTTGGGACACCGAGTCCTGCCATTGCGTCAAGAAACAAGTCATCGGCCTGCTTGCGGGAGATGGGCGCGTCGTTGACCATGCCGATCTTATAAAGATAGTCATGGAGCAGGGATGCCTTATTGTATTTTCCGAATGGCGGAAAGACGTTCCACAGCCCCCTGGGCACGCTGGCCCCGTCCGTCAGAAACCCGTCCGGGATGACGAGAGTCTGGCCGTCGAAGGAAACCACGACGTCGTTGAGCAAGCGGCGTGTCCTGCCGGACGGCAGGTCGCAATAGTGGGGCTCGGTTTTGAACTCAACCCTCATATCGTCTCCATGAGCAGATGGACCCTGCTGAGCCATCCGGCCAGAAAAACGCGCTTCTCTGGGTTTCGCCTGGCCCTGGCCACATATTCCCCCATGCGGAGTGCGCAAACGGTCATGGCCAGGGCGGCCGGGTCCATGCGCTTGACCGCGCCCATTGTTTTTGGCCCGAGCACGCCGTCTTCAGTGACCAGGTTCACGCCAGCCAGGCGGTTGATCGCGTGCTGTAGGAGTTCGACCGCGCCCCTAGCGTTGTCACCTGGCCGCCCTGGCCCCATGTTCACGACCGCGTCGCAAACGGCCTCCCGGAGCATTGCAGGCAGCCTGTCCCAATACGGGGCCAAGAGGTCCCGATAAAAGGCCCGGACGAGCGCTTCGAATTGGGGGCCGGAGGAGGAGCCCTGGTCAACCAACGCCCATCCGGGCCAACCGGGATGAAATTTACGGGCGATGCCCCAGGCGGTCTGCCCCCCTGGGTCGCGCGGGTCTGTGTGGACGGTTCGGGCCTCGCGATCCATGAGCCACTCGAAAAATTGTTCCCAGGTCACTGTCCACCTCGCAAAAAATACGGGGCCAACTTGACCACCATGCCTCCGAAAATGGCGGAGGCGGTGGCCACTGCCGACAAAACCATCCACCCGCCCTTGGTCTGGTCCCGCCATGATTCGATGCCAGCAAGGCGCGATTCCAGGTCTGCCAAAGTCTCAAGCCTGGCCGAGCACCGTTCGTCTATGCGCCCGAAATGCCCCCGCAGCATTTCTTCGATGCGCGCCAGCCTAACCTCTACCGTCTCGTTCATGCTTCACTTCCCCTAAATTGTTCCGGCAGTTTCACCTGGCTCTGAATGTTTTCTCGTATCGTGGAGATGGGGCAAGGAAGCGACCACCCCGAACCTATTCGGGCGGGGCGAGCGGAAGGTTCCTGATGACCTGCCGCCGCCGGGCCTGGTATTTGACCATCTCGACCCAGCGGGTTGTGACCCGACATTCGCGTGCTATCTTGGCGATCGACCATCCCTGCGTGAGCAAAAAGAGGATTCGCCCCTTTTCCGGCCTTGGCTTGTTGACGTGATTTGGCAGCTTAATGATCGATCCGCCAAAGGCGGCGCACAGGCTCTTCGTGGCGATGGTCCCGAGGAGCGGCGACAGATCTCCGCGATCGTGGTTCATTGGCACGCTGACGTACCCGCCGCCGCGATGCCGGCAGAGGCATGTTGCGGCATCTTTCCCGAGGATCTCGCACAGTTCGACGAAAGAAACGTGTTGTGCCGCCATTTAGAGGACCTCCAGCCTCACTTTTGGTCCAATTCCTGGCCGGTCGTCCTCGCCAACTCCGCGCCGCTCGTAGGCTACCAGAAACGCCGCGTTGGTCAGCACGTGCCACAGGTGCGAGTGTCCGCTTTCCGGGTCTTCGTCCTGTCCGCCCCACCACGCCAGCAGGTGGCGCAGGAGTGCGGCGTAGGGGCGGCTCCAGGCCATGCCTCGCTCCCAATTGCGTTGGCCGTACTTGACCGCGCCATCGGTCAGGATCTGCGCCAGGGCCTCGACGGCGTCCTGGGGCAACAGATCCATGCGGAGCTTGCCGGCGTCATGTTTAATGCCGCCCCTCTGTTTTTCGCTCAAATTTAGCGTCTCCCGCGTTTCGTCGCCGTTTCCCTCCCACGCATCGCCTTTCGGGCCGGAAGCGCCCTGGCGGGCAATTCTGCGCGAAATTTGGCTATTCCTTGGCCTCAGTTCAAAATCTTTCCACCTCCCAGCCGCCACCGGATTTTTTGGACTGTTTCTTCACGGCCACGAACGCAAACGGGTACATATCGGCCGCGACCTTGATTTTGACCCTGGCATCGTCCGTCCAGAACCCCTTAACCTCGTGGCACTCGATTTCACCAGAGGCGAGCATGACCGCGAAATCGGGCGTGTAGAACGTGTTGTCAGCCAGCCTGAGCTTCAGGCCCTCGAACCTGTGCCACACAATTTCACCTGCTCTGTGGCGGGCCTCCAGGGACTTCGCGTACTCGGCTTCGGTCGAGTTCATCTGGCCGCTCTTGAGTCGTCCCAGGACCTGAACGCTACGCTTCACTTCTTCGCCTCCATGGATTTTCGCTTCATGCGCTCGTTGCGTTGTTCGAGTCTTTCCGGATCGTACAGGATGCAGGACTCGGGACCGAAGATCGTTTGGTGCCCGCAGTAGCCTTTGCGCTTCTCCCAGGACGGGCAAGGCTCATCCAGGCAGATCGGACGTGGCTGGTTCATGTGTGACCCCACTCACCAGCTGCTTTCTTCATGGCGGTCCTCGTAGTCGTCGTAACGGTCAGGGTGCGGATACTGTTCGTCACGCCTGGCCCGTGCCAGCTGATCGGCGATGTCGGCCTTGCTGCCGAAACCGACATTTCGGACCTTCGTGTTACGCCAGCCCTGGCGCTCCAGATAGGCCAGCGTTGACCGGCCAACCGTGCCGGAGCTACCCGCGTAACACTGGCAGAACACGGCCGCCGTTTGCATTCGGCCCTTGCCGTCGGGTCGCTCCACGAACAGCACGCCCCTTTCGCAATCGCGGCATCCCTGCTCGACAATGGCGGCGCACTTGCCTGGGTTCTCCATCTGCCAGATCCGGAATTTATCCCGGAATGCCTTGGGCAGGTTCGCGGGCATCCTGTCGGCTTCGTCGGTAATTTTCTCGACGATGAAGGCGACGGCCTCAGCCGGGATGTGCTTCACCTTGGGCATCCAGGCCAGGAGCTTGGTGGCCGTTGGTGTCGTTGCGCCCAAAAAATCGGCGATGTGGTTTGCAGCCTGTGAAAATTCCGCGTCGTTCATTGCTTGAGCCCTCGCATTGCCTTTATGTCCTGCATTTGCTTCACGATTTTTGCCGCTCCATCCTCGGGAGGCCCGGCCTCCCACCGTCGCTCTCGAATCCACCGCGAGAGGCTTGGGACGTATCGCCCGCCGTCGTCTGTCCATTGCGGCGATGCCCGCCATTGGGCCAGGATTGGCAGCACGATGGGGTGTCCGGGGTAGGCATGAGACGCCTTGCACTGCTTGAACGCTATCCAGGCAGCGGCCATGCCCTCTTCTTTGCGCGGGTAGTGGTCGGCCAGCTCCAAGAACTCGGAGCTGTACTCGGTCGGTGCCGGGCCAGGGGGCAATGGCGCTTTGCGCTGGCTGGCCTCGCCAGATAGCGGGGCCGTAACCGTGTCCGCCCGTGGCGGATCGGCAGGGGGTATTTCCGGAATTTCCGGAGAAGCGGAGCGATCAACGCGCGCGCGCGCGTCTTGAGCGTGTGGAGCTGGTTCTGGAGATGGAGATGGAGATGGAGATGGAGATGGAGATGGAGATGGGGCATTGCCTTTGGCATCATTCCGCATTGCGCCCGCATTGCGCCCGCATTGCCCTTCCGATGCGCCCGCATTGCCATCGCATTTGCGCTTGCCTTCCCATCGTGTATTCGCCGCATTCCGCGCGGCTTCAGACCGTCTTGACGCGGTGGCTGCGTATCCGTTGTGAAGGTCCCACTCATGGAGTTTGTAGCCGGATCCAGCCCTATCCAGATAACCAGCGTCAGCCATGGCATCTGCGAGGTCCACGGAATTTTCCCAGTCCACGGCCATCTCGATGTCCTCGCGCGAATAGATACGCGACCCGTCATGCTCGTTTTGCGCAGCGTAGGCCCAAAGCATCAGGAGGGCCATGACTCCATCATTTCCGGCGCGCCTCTTCAGGCGCTTAGTCTTGATGTGCGAGAAAAAACCAACATCTACGCGAAAGTCCGCCATCACGCCTCCGTGAAACAGCAAAACAGTTCTATCCAAAATCTCGGGCACGCCTCTTTCAACATCCACGGCTTCTTGCCGACGATCCGGATCATGACAACTCTGCGCTCCTCAAGTTTTCTCATCCTCATCTTCCCACCTCCATCGTTTCCAGCTTCACGGCCTTGCTCTCGCCCATGACGAACACCCGCCACTCGCACCGATGATCAAGGAACGGAGCTGACGACGTGAAACCCTTGCGCCGCATGGGCATCAAGTCGTCATCGAACGCGACGTAGCGGACTGGCGTGTTAATCGGGAGCTTGAACGGTGGAACCGGATCGGCCCCTATTGTCTCGGCATCCCAGCCGATGGCGTCGCAGACCATGGCAAGGACGTCCTCCCGGGAATGCACGGACTCACGCTGGCCTGGTTTATTCTGGCGCTTGCGGTTGATTTCGACGTGAAAAAAGAGAGGTTCTAGCGCGTCCGAAAGGATGATTTTCACCGGGCTAGAGTTGTCAGTTTTGACAGATATGCGGATCATGCGGCGTTTTCCTTGTCGATCAGGTCCAGCAAGTCCTCGAACGTCCTGATTGGACGCACATCTCCGTCATATCCGGCTTCTCGCCCGTCAGCGCCCCAGTTGTTCTCGTAGATGAACCATTCGAGCCAGGACATTTCGAGCGTGTCGCCAAGCAGCAGTGCCACGGACGATGTGGCGATCCCGTGCAGCTCCCATGTGCTCTCCTGAAACGGCCCGTCAGGATGGCAGCCAAAGACAGAAAAAACGCGCTCCATCATCTCGCGTGATGCGGTGATGTGCTTTTGCAGGTCGTGCAGGAGGGCAAGTTTTTGCTCTCGCGTCAGCACGACGGTGACTCCATCCAATACTCCGCTACCCTGGCCATCTCGCCATTCGCTTTCTGCACTCTGATGAGGGTCGTTTTGACACGATAGCCGAGCGTGCGCAGTTCATCGACCCGCGCCGCCGCCCTGGAAATTCCGCCCTCACGAAGGGCGTCCAGGTGTGTCATGCGGCGGCCGTTCAGGAGTTGGGCCAGGAGCCATTCGGCCTGTGGCTTCATTCCAACACCTCCTCGGTTTCCTCTGCCCAGGCTTCGCTCGTCATTCTTCCGGCAACCCATTGGTTCTTGCGGACCAGATCGAGAACTGCGCCCAAGTCGTTGGTATCGACATAGGCCGTGCAGACCAATTCAGCGCGGCCAGCTGATGCGTAGATACGGAAGAGCGTCATTGCTTCGTGATCCTTTCGTCCGACATTATTCCCTGATATCCTCAAGGCAAACTCTATCGAGCCCGCGAATGTTCCGGACCTGGGGCATGGCCAGGATGATGCAAGCGCGGATGATGTCCGAGGCCGACCGATCCTGTTCAAACGCCTGGCGTTGCAACCAAGCCTTGAAGGCCTCGTCGCACTTGAACGATATGGACTCTTCCTTCGCGGCCATCATTCCCCGCTCGCCTGCTGGCGGGGAGTCTCACCGTAGAGGATTGGCCAGAGCTTTTCGAGTGAGGCAATCGTGATGGACTTTCCACGGAGAAATTTTGAGATGCTCGGTTGTGCGACCCCGCTTTTTTCAGCCAATTCACGCTGTGAAATACCGAGGGCTCTGATCTTATCCCGGATGGATTCTTGATTGATTGTGTTCATGGGGGCACTTCTATGCTAGACAGAATAAAACGTCAAGTAAGAACAAATTTATTGACACATTATTCTATCTAGCATAGAAGCTAAATCAACAACGCCGCACCGCCGAACCGGCCGACCACGGGAGGCCCCAGTACGCGGGACGGAGTTGCCGGAAGGCCGACGAAGCGAAGACCGCCGAAGTGATGGGATGACGAGCTGGCATAGCCAGACGCTCCCACAAGTAGGCGAGGGACCTAGGAGGCCGGAAGGGATCTGACAACCACATAGCGAGTTCGCGTCATCCGGTGCGCATCATTGACCGCGCGCCGTGTCAGCCCGGGAGCAACAATCCCGGGACATTGGAACAACGGGCGGACGTTCCGGCCAGGTGCGGCCGGTCCGGTCAGAGTAATCCTCTCCGCTTGGGGTCGAGCTTTCACTCCTTTCTCGACCCCGCACCAGATGACGCGAACGACAACGGACGGCTGAGAAGCCGAGGGAGCGTGCGTAATGAGCATCAGGACATGGCTTTCCATACACTGGCCATTCTCTCCGAAGACGCGCCTGATTGATCTGGACGGCGCGACCCTGGTCAAGCTGATCCGGATCGCAAACAACAAAGAGAGGTTTCGCAATGTTCAGACTCGATGACACCGCAACACTGATTCAGGTCGGGTTGATCCCGAACATTCCGATTGAGGAATATCATCGGCACGCCAGCGTGTCGAAGTCGCAGCTTGACCAGTTCGCGAAGAGCCCGGCGCACTATCTCGCCAGCCTGACAGCGCCGAGAAAGAAAACGCCCGCAATGCGGATTGGCTCCCTGTTCCATGGCCTCGTGCTGGAGCCAGAGCGCGTCAAGGTCGCCGTCGCGCCGGACGGCGACAAGCGGACCAAGGACGGCAAAGCGGCATGGGAAGCCTTCTGTCTCGAAAACGCCGGGGCCGAGATCGTGACGGCGGATGAGGGTGAGATGCTGAACGGCATGGCCGAGTCCATCCGCAAGCATCCTGCGGCATCTGCACTGCTCTCCGGGCCAGGAACCGCAGAGGGGTCGTGCTGGTGGTACGACAACGGATCCGGGGAGCTGTGCCGGTGCAGGCCGGACTTCTACCGCGCCGACCTCGGCATCATCGTTGACCTCAAGACGACGGACGACGCTTCGCCCGCCGGGTTCGCCAAGTCCATCTGGAAATACGCCTACCATCGCCAAGCGGCCATCTACATGGACGGGACCAGCTCGGCCACTGGCGACCACGTGAAAGGGTTTGTGTTCGTAGCCGTGGAAAAGGCCAGCCCGTATGCGGTGGGCGTCTACAGGCTCGACATGCAGGGAGAAGAGGCCGGCCGCGTGAGCTACCAGAGCCTTCTACTTGATCTGGCGGGCTGCAAGATTAACCGGAATTTTCCCGCCTATTCCAACAAAATCGAAACCATCAGCCTCCCGGCATATGCCGTGAAAGAGGTCTACAATGAGTACGAATAACCTCCCCGCCACCGCCCAGCCCGCTGCGCCGATTCAAGTTGGCCTGACCGACTCGCAATCCTTTGAACTCGCCCAGCGCGTTGCGAAATGCTTCGCTATGAGCACACTGGTGCCGAAGGACTACCAAAACAACCTCCCAAACTGCGTCATCGCGCTGAATATGGCCTCTCGCATGGGCGCGGACCCGATGATGTGCATGCAAAATTTGCACGTAGTACACGGGCGGCCGGCCTGGTCTGCACAGTTTCTAATTGCCACATTCAACAAGTGCGGGCGCTTCAGCGCAATCCGCTACGAGTTCATCGGACAGGAAGGTACTGACTCTTGGGGATGCCGAGCCAAAGCGACGGAGCTTGCGACAGGCGAAGTCCTGTCCGGCACCACAGTGACCATCTCCATGGCGAAAAAGGAAGGATGGTACCAGAAGAACGGCTCCAAGTGGCAGACCATGCCAGAGCAGATGCTCATGTATCGCGCCGCCTCCTGGTTCGTCCGCGCCTACGCCCCGGAAATCGCAATGGGCCTTCAGACTGCCGAGGAAATGCGCGACACATACGAACTCGAACGCGACGGCGAGTCGTTCAGCCTCCCGCCCAAGGGCCAGACGAGCGCGGACCTGAACGCCATGCTGCACCCATTTCAGGAGCAGGTCGAGCCGGTCGACTTGCCGCCAGCCACTACCCATACTCAGAAACCACATCCCCAGGATCAGGCCCAGCAGCCCTCAACCACGCAGCCAGAAAACGGCAAGAAGCGCCCAACCGCCCAGGAACTCGAAGAAATGCGCGCTGACATGGTTTGCGAGATTGAGGCCAAGGGCGTCAGCCTGAAGGAGATCGAAAAGGAAGTCGGCGAGTTCTCCAATCGCTGGATGCCCAGGCACATCGAAAAGATCAGGGGAGAGATTCTGCCTGGTCTCCTGGAATAGGCCATGTGCTGCAGCGGATGTCCCTACGAAAACTTCCACGGCGAGTGCAAGGGCCGTCCGCGCGGCCCAATCACGGCCAGGCCACACTGCTTCGAGCCCGAGGATGTCGAGTCCTACAACGAGAGCGTCGAGGCTGATGCGTGCCTGGATTACGACCTGCTGCAGGAAGATGCGGCTATTTCCTATTCCTGCTGAACCGCAAGCCCACGGGCCGGGGGCGAAACCGGCCCAAGGAATTTAAGAATGAACACCGCAACACCGCTCCTCCTTATGCCGACCGCTGCCGACCCGGTTGAGACGAAAGAAGCCACTCTTGCCGTCATCCCAAAAGCCAAAGCCCTGGAAGCCTTCCTTGAGGGCAAGGGAATCGACGAGCTGCTGGCCGCTTGCGCAGAAAAGGCCTTGACCGTCACCACGGATGCCAGCACCGCCAAGGGCCGCGCCGAAATCAAGTCCATGGCCTACCTGGTAACGCGCACCAAGACCGCAGCCGAGGAAATCCGCAAGGCCCTGGCCGACGAATACAAGGAAAAGCCAAAGCGCATCGACGCCAACGGAAAGAGGCTTCGGGATGGACTGGATGCGCTTCAGAAACGCGTCCGCGAACCGCTGACGAAATGGGAGGATGCAGAAAAGGCGCGGATTGAAAAACACATGAGCGGCATCAGGGCCATCAGCATTCGCAAGGAATGTGGCGATCTTGACCTGGCCGAATTGTCCAAGAACATCGAATGGCTCGAAGGCCTCTCCGTTGACGAAAGATGGGAGGAGTTCGCCGCCGAAGCGCAATCAGCCAAGGACGGGGCTCTGGCCAAGCTCTATGCCGCAAAAGACATGGCCCTGAAGTACGAAGCCGAGCAGGCAGAGCTGAAGCGCCTGCGCGAAGAACAGGCCAAGCGCGAACAAGAAGAGCGCGAGGCCAGCATTGCCCAGGAAGCAGCCGAGAAGGCGACACGTGATGCCGAAGATAAGGCCGCGCGCGAGAAGGCCGAATCCGAGGCCCGGGAACTTCGCGCTAGGCTGGCCCAGGAGCATGCTGAACGCGAAGCAGCCAAGGCAAAGGCCGATGCTGAAGCCAGGGCGCATGCTGCCGTCGAGGCCGAGAAAAAGCGGGTTGCGGAAGCGGAAGCCAAGGCCAAGGCCGAGGAAGAGGCCAGGATCCAGGATGCACAACACCGGTTCCTGATCCACTCCGAGATCCTTGACGATCTCCTGTCCCTTGGCCTGGCCGGGACCCAGGCGACCATGATCCTGGACGCGATCCGCGATGGTCAAATCCGTCACCTGAAGATCGAATACTAGGGGAAAATATGGCTGGGAGCCTGAACAAGGTGATTTTGATCGGCCGTCTGGGCCGGGACCCGGAGATGCGCTATACGCCCTCGGGACAGCCCGTGACCAATTTTTCCCTGGCCACGGACGAGAGCTACACGGGCAAGGACGGCAACAAGGTCGAGAAGACCGAATGGCATCGTATCGTGGTCTGGGGCAAGCAGGCTGAATTCTGCGGCAACTATCTGGCCAAGGGCCGACTCGTGTACGTCGAGGGCAAGCTCGAAACCCGCAAGTGGACGGACAAGGACGGGGCCGAGAAGTACACCACGGAAATCAAGGCAGACCGTGTCTTGGGCCTTGAATCTGCCCAGGGCCAGGCCGGCGCCGGAGTTCCTCAGGCCCAGGCCCAGGAGCACAACTCTATGGACGATTCGCCATTTTGAGAGGACCTGCATGTTTGACCTCGACGAAATCAACCTCGACCCGAATGGCCCAACATCGAAGGCTACGAAAACGGCCAGCGGCAACGCGATCAGCACGGCCAAGGCGCTGCTGCGGAACCAGAAATTCTACTGCCCGCGCATCAAGGCCGAGGTGCTGCCGCGCAACTGCAAGGGCAAATACAACTACGCCAAGGCGCAGAGCCTCACGATGTCGCCCTGCCTTGAGTGCGCCAAGGTCCTGGCCATGCTCCGCAAGGAGCCCTCCGCTGAGCCTCAACCAACCATCGACCCCAAGGAGCTTGCCGCCATGGCCCGACCCACCAAGAAAGGAACGCCCGACCAGATCCAGCAGGAGGCGAAGCCCGAGCCAACGCCAGACAACCTTTCCGGGTTGACCCTCTACAGTCCGAAGAAGTTGCGCATCGATGCGCAGGCCAAAACCGCTCCGTATGTGTTCCTGGCCAAAAGCTGCCTGACGTTCTCCGCGTCGGCCGTGTCCAGGTTTGACATGAACAAGGTCAAGTCGATCAGCGTGTTTCACGACGGGACGCCCGGAAACATCACGCGACTGGTATTTCACCTTGGTGGCGCGGTGATGAAGCTGTCGGCCAGCGGAGCCGGAAGCATCGCGCGCAAAATATCATCTCATGGCCTCGTCAAGAACCTGAAGTTGGGCGCCCACGTTGGCAGGCGGTATTCAATTCAGGAAATCGCGCCCGGGTACCTGGAAATTCAACTTGATGAGGTGGCGGCATGAGTTTCACGATCGAAGAAGACAGACTGAAAGACATCAAGGCCGCAATCAAGCAGGCCCGTGAGTTTCTGAAAAGGGCAGAGCTTGCGCACTTGGCGTTTACGACAAAGGCCGAGAGCCACTTCCATTCGAAGTCTTTCGCAGCAGCCAAGCGCGCCAGTATGGATCTGACCAGGTCATTGGCGAAGATGAGAGGAGGAGCGACAAAATGACCTCCTTCTCTATTGGTCTTTTTCTTGGTTTTTTTTGTGGCATGGCCCTCATGTCCTGCCTGGCCATGTCGAGGGACGACGAATGAGCGCCTGGAAAAAACAAGCCATTCCGCTTGTGTTTATTGAAATCGGCATGGGCGCCGTGGTGCAGTCCAATGGCCACCTCGCCGCTGTCCGGCGCATCCAGGCCCGCATCGATAAGTGGCTGCATGAGGCATGGGCACCGCTCCGGGACCGTGGGCGCATCGATGATGCACAGGCCCAGCGAGTGACGCAGAGGGCCGCCACGGCCACCCAGGCCAGCCTGGCGCTCCTGTGGATTGATGGCGGAATGAAGACCCCAAGCGAGCTTCCCAGCGCCATGCTGGCCATAGCCGAGGACGTGCGGCAGCAGTTGCCGCGCAACGACCGGCAGCGGACCAGGGCCTGGGGCTACCTCGTTACTGCGCTGTATGACCTGTGTCTGGTGTCGGACCCGGAATTGACAGACAACGAAGGGCAGGATCGTGGGCTGCAGATTGCGGCCGTGGTGCTCAAGGAGGCGGCGTAGATGGACGTATTCACATTCACACTTTGGGCACTGGCGATCATGTTCCTTGGTGTCCCTGCGTTGTTTTTTCTGACGGCAATCATCATCTCGTGGATCGAAAGCGAGAGGTGAAGAATGAACGAGATTGACCGTCTAAAGGCAGTTATCAAGATTCTTGAGGCAGACATCGAGCAACAAGAGTCGCTTCTGAAGCCAATGGCGGACGCCCTGCGCGAAGCAATCGAGCTGTTGCCTAGATGCTCAACTACCTGGATGCGTACAGTTATTGAGCAATACGAATTCATCACCGGAGATAAACAATGATCAAACTCGTACCGCAAGCCGACGCCAAGTCCGCTATTATGGGATGGTTATTTGACCCTGGATTCATCCAGAATGTCCAACGCGTAGCCGCCGACGTAGAGGACCCGTCCATGGAGTCGATTGACTCCGTGCTCTTCGCCTTGCGCGAAATGGGTTGTATCAAAACAGCGCCAACGTGCGAACACGGATTCTCGGTTGATGAATGCGTAAGTGGCATGTGCGAATTGCAGACCGAAAACGCCGCACTCCTCGCCCGCGTGGCGAGGCTGGAGGAGGCGCTGAAACGAGGCATTGAGTTGCATGAAAATTGCGACGCTGACACATGTATGTGTGGAGAAAGCATGTTGCACCCGCTGTCCGACCACAAGCCAACGGCGATGCTGCAATATTACGGCGACCAATGGGTAGAAGAAGCCCGTCGCGCGCTGGAGGAGAAATGAGCGTGATTGCAAAGTGCCCAGTGTGCGGCGAGACGCTATCCGGCCATATTGACGGTGTTGTCGAGTGCAAAGATGGGTGTTCGTTTCGTTGTGGTGGCTATGCGCTCCCACGCATTGCCGCCGCAATGGAGTTGGCGAAGGCTGCCGTGTGGGCCTATGAATGTGAAGACCAGAAGGACTATATGGACGACACAACTTCAAACCGCGATGCATGGCGAAGCATTGTCAATCTTGACTTAGAGGCCAACGACAAGGCCCTTGAAGCGCAGGATCGCGTCATCGAGGTGTTTGAAAAATGAAAGCACGATTTGATCGTCAAGAGTATCTTGCGTTTGAGGAAGTCTTTGAGGCCGGACAACTCGACGATGTGACCGCCGCAAATCACCGGCGGCGTAGCCGTCCGAGTGAATTTGCCTTGTTAGCTGCTTTTGGTGATTTATGAAAACGATGCTTGGCAGGGAATATTTTGAACTGTGGGAATGTGGCCTGTGCGGTGCAAGGCACGGTGAGCGGGGGAAACATGCCTTCTCCTTGGCGGTGGAAATTCCGCCGATGGAAGATGATGGATGCGGGTATTCCTGCCCACTGCTTAGGAGCGACGAAGACGGAGAATATTGCCGCAATGGGCTGGAGTTGCCAGCCGATACCAACGGCGACAAGGTAATAAAATGCAGACCTGGGCCAGGGTGCCCACGATGGGAGGTTGAGCCATGCAGGAAATCAAGTTCTGGTGTTATTTCGTATTGGCGAGAGTGCGCGGAATCGGAAGGGCATACAACGCTATGCCAAAAGGAGAAGCGGTGAGTACTGGCATTTACAAGGTTTCCGAGGTGCGGACGATGTTTTTCCGGCATGGTTGGATTCCATATTGTTTGACGGGCCGAGGCGGTTCGTTTTTGTGCAGCTAACAAAGAGT